GCAAGAGAGCCCATCTGAAGAGTACGCTCCTCGTCAGAAGACGCTGGCGCAAACTCCGGAGTGTTTGGTATCACTCTCTTGGCTTCTTTCATACACATTCCTTTCTTCTTCTCTATGCTTTACAGTGAGGTTCATTTCACTTTAAAGCTCCACTGACACACTTTAGCTACAGTTTATTGGGCTTAAACTGAACTAATACCTACTAAGGATAAGGAGACGAACCTAGCGAGACAATGGAGCTTTAGAGTGAGAGAACCCCACCGGAAAAGCCCCAGGGATAAAACTAAAATATCAGCAGATCCCCCCGGAGATTTTTCAAAGGCCACGCTGATTCAGAGGCCCCATGCTAGCTAAAATAGCCCCCCGGGGTGTTTTAGAGCTGATATTCCTGAAATGATATTTTGGATTGATATTTTCACTCCATATTTTCAGGTTGTTTATCGTCATCGCTATTTGATTCGTCTTCTATCTCATTTCCTTCGTCATCGTATTCAGGTTCTTCAACCTCTCTGACTAATAGCTTGTATGTAAGTGGGTTCATCCTGCACCAGTTAGTAAGGATCTCTTCCTTAATCTGCTCCATGTAAGGTTGAGGCAGATTGTCTGAGTCAGGAACAAGACGTGCAACAAGAGCACAAGTATTGTACTGGAATTGCATGTCAATCTTATACCATTCTGTAAAGTTCTCAAACGGATCAAATGGATTGTCTACGGTAGTTAGCATACATACTCTCATAAGCAATACCTCCAATCTGTTGAAATATCACAGTGGCTGTAACTGTTTGTATTACTGTTGTCGCTAGAGTTGAGAGACCTAACGACACAATAGCAAATATAAATGCCCATGATACATTAAGCCTCCTTTCCTTTAACATACTTGAATACTGTAGTCTTTGAAACACCGAGACGATCAGCAATTTGTTCGAGTGTATAACCACTATTAGCCATCTGCTTGATGAGGTTCTGCTTGCTACTAGGAAGTGCAGTACTAGCAGTCTTCTTAGGTGATGCAAGCTTCTTAACCTTATCACTATCGGTGTTCTTAAGGATCTCACGCAGCTTAGAAGGTGAGATAGCATTCTTCTGTATAGCTTCCCATTCACGAGGCTCGATGACAACCTGAACGTCCTTCTTGTTGGCACCTACCTTATTACGAGCAATGGTCATCTGTAACTGAGCCATCTTCTTCTTTTTATCATTGTCCATATCTGGATTGTCAAGCTTAACCTGTTTCATAGCTATATTAGCAAGAACCTGAGCCTGTCTCTCTCTAGGAGCATTACGCTTAGCTATCTCAAGCTTCCTGTTAAGTGATTCAACTTCGTCCTTGTAAGCTTCACGAGCTTCAGGATTACACTTTTCAGGTTTTATAGCTAATGCTTCTTTTCTTGCCTGAATTGCTAAATGTTTCATATTATTTGCATATTCTGCATAAAGTTCTTCCTGAATATATCCTTTTTCAGGATTTGACATAAGCTGTCTTGCATCAGCAACTTGAGACATTTTAGAAACTTTCTGACGAACAAGTTCCTCTTTGTAGATCTTCTTTCCATTTTCATCATATTTAAAAGATCCATCTTTATTTCTGTCAGGAACCATTCTTGTTCTTCCAGTGTCCATATATAAAAGCTCACCAGAAGCATCAGGTCTCCAAGCTTTTCTTGTTCTTCCAGTTTCAGGATCAATCTGCGCTAACTGATGTTCAGGAATATGTTCTTCTGATCCAGCTCTAGATAACAAAGTTCCAGCGCCGCCATAAGACTTTCCTTTTCCATTCCAATTAGCCTTTTGCTGGTAGATTTTCTTCAGACTCTCGATATCATTCTCTGCATAACTTCTCTTGTAATCCAGATTATGTTTGTCAGCATCGATAACTGTATTTGCATACTTAACCGCTCTAACAAGTTCTTCTTCTGTAGCACCTTTGATAGTCATGTCAGTAATCAGATTGGATATAATACCCATTTCTTTCTGAGTCTGCTCTTTACTCAAGTGTTTCATACCAGGTCTATAAGGATACTCAGCTTTTGCATCAAATCCAACAAGACCTTGTAATGGAGGTTTGTTCTGTATATTTACAATTTTACTTGTAGGTATTACAGTAACAGTATCGCCATCAAAGTCTGCTCCTGACATAATATCCGCTACATTGTGATTAATACCAATAGCATCAGGAGCGACAGATCCGATAAATTTCTGACCTTCTTTGTTTTTGTTATTTACTATAAGTCTAGGAATCTGGAATATACCTTCATGAGGATATCGGATCAGAACAACTTCTTCACCATCTTTATATCCAGGTGCATAGACTTCATTGTCTTTCAAAGTATTAATAGGAATTATAACATGTGACTGTTGTCTAGGTAATGAAGCTGCTTTAAGATCAACTGCTGCACTATCACACTGACTTGCAAACTCTTCAAGAGCTTTCTGTCTTACAACATCATTAGTATATCCCTTAATTTCATTGAACTCATCAAGAGCTTCAGCATAAGTTAAGTTAAGCTGTCTCTTAATTAATTCTTTAGGTTGTTTACTTAAGAACTGAGAAGGTAAAGTTTTTGACCAATCTTGCCAAACACCTTCAGCATTAACTTTGTTAATTAAACCAAGATGCTGTTCACCATTTTCATCTTCATAGTATTCCTGTCCGTTAGCCATGATCTTTGCACCAAAGACAGCATCAACATCATACTTATTCTTGATAGCTTTGAATGCTTTTACATCACCTTTAGATCTAGCTTTTGCACAGTTAACAACAATATCATAACCATCAGGTATCTCATCAGAATATACAGCCATTCCCTTAATATATCTGTCAGAAGGTTCAGGATTGCCATAATCGTCTACTTTACCTTCAACATCGCAACCTTTAACTGCAATTCTTACCTGACAATATGTATGTTCACCAAGTGATAAGTCTTTAACACCAGGTCTGATTTCAACCATACCATCACGCTCAGCTCCACCTTCATCAGGCCATCTTACATAAACTCTTGACCTGTCTATGTATTCAGGTAATTTAGGTTCCCACCAAGTTCTACCTGCATCAGGAGTATAATCTTCAACAGCATGAAGTTTATCAAGATTGTTGAAAATATCCTTTTTCTTTGTTCCAGCAGGTGCTAATACAGTTGTGTTTGTATACTGTCCAGGATTAGTAACCTGAGGTAAGTTAATAACCTGAATAGAATATCCTTTTTCTCTAAGCATTATTGAAGCAACTCTTAACTGACTTGCACTAATACCTGTTCTAGGAGCATCAGGTGACCAAGGATATCCCAATTCTGTACCTGTTGAAATATCCAAATATCCGCCTTTCTCCTTAAGTATCTTCTCAAGTCTGTCTGCAACTTGCTCATTTAATGTCTTCTTAGGTGCTTTTGCTCTCTCATAGATTGAACGGGCAGAAGACTCATTCTTAAGACCAAGCTGTCTTGCTATAGCAGTCCAACCCATTCCTTTCTTATCATGTAACTTCACAACTTGCACACCTTGTCTCTGCTTTTCCTGCTGTGAAGACATTGAACGACGAGCCTTAAGTTCAGTAATAGAACAATTGAATTGCTCTGCCATCTCTTTATCTGTAAAGCCCTGTGCTTTCAGATCATTGTAAACCCTATGAAAATCCTCATTTCTCTGATAAGGATTATCGCCAGAACCCCAAGGATATCTACCAGAATGTCTAGGGGTTCCATAATGTTGTAATGACGACTCCGTTTCATGGAGCTCGATATACGCTTTGATTTTGTCATCTAAAGACATATTACTTGTGTCCATTACAATTCTCCTTTAATGTTGTTTAATACTTTATCAAATTGAATAATCTTTTCCATAATTGGAAATATCATTTCTCCAGTTGGATTATCAATTTCAATTCCATCATTCTGATAAATTCTTAATTCAAATCCCATATTAGCAGGTTTCTGATGATATTCTAAACAAAATAAAGCAGCATAAATATATAACTGCTCCATCTTTGCTGGTACTTCACCAGTCTTCAAATCATGAATTCTTAAAAACTTTGTTTTCTCATCCCAAGCGATTGCGTCTGCTGTACCAAAACAATTATCACTATAATATAGTGGCTGTTCAGGTCGCATACGAAATCCAATAGCATCATTTACATACAAATCAAATGTTTTTGTTGTTTGAGGCAACTCAATACCAAGTTTAATTAACTTAGCAGCGAGATCATGTAACTCTGTTCCTCTTTGAACGGCTAACCAACGAATATAACGTGCTCTTAACTTTTCTGCATCATCAGTGAGCCATCCATGTTTGCTTGCTCCAAGAAAGGCATGACTACCTAATATCTTGGAATGATCGTTCCATTTCATCCAATACCTCCTCTACATTCTCAGGATAGACAAATGCCGAGAAGGACATTTGATTAAAGTGATCTACCCACCAATCTTGATTAGGCTGATGTGTTGCATCTTTATCCTTCTTATTCTCTAACAAAGCCCAATGCTTTTGATAAAGAACTAAAAGGTCCGGTGTTCCTTGCTTAGTATCCTGTTTTGCTACATAAGCACCAGGAAACCGATTCTCAATCTCTTTCTTAAGATCGGCTTGGAATTCACTTTCCAAATTGTAATGTTGCTTCATTTGTTGTCTCCTTTAGTTTATTTGAAAACAGCACAACTAAATATCATTTAGGCCCAATGTGCTGATATTCACAAAATTTTTAAAACAGTAAAAATATCATTTTTCTGCTTATATTTAATAAAAATAAAAACCAGAACAATTTCGCTCGTCCTTGAAGAAATAAAAGAAGCCGTTCCTGCCAGGAGCCTGCTAAGTTGGAGTCATGGCAAATATCATTCTGGTTTTGATTTAGAACAATTAGAATCAATAGCCAAACTGAAATATGAGGATTTCACCTAATAATATTTTTTGTGAGAATAGTTATTAGTTACGTAAGAGATTCTAGTTGTTCATATGATAAGACTGAAAATATATTCGCTCGCTCGGAAAGAAAGGGCTATAGGATGAGGTCATGGCAAATATCATTTTTCAGTTCCTGTCAACAAAAATATCAGCAGTATCAATAATAACACTAAGGAGACAATTGAATGTGTATTCCAGAATTTTATTTTCAAAGGAGTGTTTTTACATGCAAAGTATGAAGGTATTTCCGTACAAGTTGTAAAGTCTCCTTAGTGTTATTTACAAAAAACAAAAATATAAAAGTAGTTGACTACCCCATTAATCCTAGTCTCGTAAGGCTAGGGAGTTAGTTCTACCCCTCTCTATAATAGGAGCGAATTTTTTCGCGAATTATCAGCAGTTTTAAAATAAATATCATCTATATTACGTCCATTCTTTTCAAATAAGTATCCATATTGTTTCTCTTCATTAAATTTCTTTTTAGTTTTTATAGCTCTTGAAATTCCTTTGTCAATTCCAGAATTAGTTTTAAAGTTATAATACCACAAATCTGTAAATGATGTGTTTAATCTATCTA